ATACCGAAGTCAAAGATAATTCACCTTACGTAGCCCAGAGAGAAAAGATTGATTTTACTCTCAATGTCCGAGAGCTTCCTTGGACGGATAAACAGAAAGAAATTATAAATCTGTTTCTTGATAAAAAAACAAAGCTTATGATTCTTAAGGGACCAGCTGGTACATCTAAGACAATTTTGTCAATGTATCTTGGATTACAACTGTTGAATTTAAGAAAAGTTTCGGATATAGTTCTTGTACGTTCAGCTGTAGAAAGCTCGGATTCAAAACTTGGCTACTTACCAGGTGATATTAATGAAAAGGTTAATGTATATATGACTCCTTTTAATGAAAAGTTCTCTGAGCTTGTTACTGAACCACAGATTCACCGTTTACACAAAGATAACAGAATAACAATTTGCCCAATTAACTTTGCACGTGGTTTACATTTTGCTGTAAAGTTTGTATGTTGTGATGAAAGTCAAAATTTAACTGTTCGTGAATTACAAACACTCTTTACACGTATGGGTGAATTTAGTAAAATGATTATCTGTGGTGATCCTGATCAATCTGATCTGCCTTATGGTAAGTCTGGTTTTAATACTGTTTATAAAGCGTTCGACAACGAAGAGGCGCGCAATCATGGCGTTTACTGTGTCGAGTTAACAGAGGATCATATCGTTCGTTCAGAACTCTGCCGTTTTGTAACGCATGTCTTTAAAGGCATCATGCCTGTTACTAATACAAAGGAATATAGTCCGTCAGATTCTGCTAAAGCTCACCTAAAGCCTTAAGCTCTTCAAGAGCCTTACGAACAGCGTCATCAGCTTGCTGAAGGTCAGCGGATGATTGATCCTTTAAAGCAGGTGTAAAATTGGTATTTGTATTTGTCTGGCTGTCAGCATTAATACCATATTCGTTTGCTATCTTAGTCAAGGCTTGAGATAACTGTATTGAAAGTGGATCTGGTTCGCTATTATCAATTAGAGCAGCAGGATTAAACGCAATACCTGATGCTTTTACATTTACCGAACCTTTAGGTTGTACCTGTGATGAATAAACACTTTCAAGTTGATTTGTATTAAGCTTAACCTGAAAGTCAGTAGCTTTAGGATTCGGTCGGCTAATATAGTCTCCGACCTCACCGCCGTATAGCTGCTGTAGTGTCTCAGGGTTCACCGACCACTTCCCCATCTGAGGTTATCAAAAAGACCGGAATAACCATTTGTTACACCACTGCCATGAAGAGGTACAGGTCCGGTTTTTGGAGCTTCTTTTGCTTCAGGTTGTGTTTCTTCTTTAAGAACTTCTGTTAAACTAATTTGTTCAGGCTCGCTTTGTATTTGTTCAAAGACTGAACTATTAATAGGAGCTTGTTCAAGAGTAGGTGTACTTGTTACACTAAAGCTATTATACGCGGCAATTTCAGGCTTTACATAAATTGCTGAATTTGCTTCATGTTCAAAGACTTCAACTTTCTCTACCCAGCAGCGATCACCATAATTATTCTTTAACCAGGTTGATGCTGCATTAAAACAAAATTCCGCGGTCTTCTCAATACCGACGCTATCCATAATGCGTAAATCACAACCACCCATATTATGTAAATGTTGAAAGATTTCAATTAATGGATCATCTTTTGCAACACAGAGTGTATGGTCAAATTGATTTTGTAATTCAGCTTTTAATGTTTTGAGACTTGCAAAATCAACAACCCAATTTTTTTCATCGAGTGAAGATGCTGCAAAATAAAATTTAGCTAAAAGTTGATAACCATGAATCTTAGAACAATGTGAAGTAGCTCTCCATTGTCTAAATGCACAAGATCCTAATTCAATAACTTTAGTACTCTGATAACTCATAAATTTATTATGACAGAGAAAATAGAGAAATCAACAATTTTGTTTGTTTTAACTTCTTACTTTCTATCTTCTCTATTAGTTATTCACCACGAAAAATAAATCAACTGTCAGAGTAGAAGTTTTAGTAAATTATTTACAACCTGTTCAAAACTTTCATGTGCGTGCTTACTAATTTCTATAGCTGCGATACGCTTTTTGGCCTTTTCTTTTGACGCTGAAGCACCCGGTACGGTATGCATCTTACCACCTTTCTTGTAGCGTACTTTATAACCGGCTTTGGATTTTTGAATATTATAGGGCATATTATCTTCTAACGTGCGGTGGTGTTTTACTCGTAAGAGGGTGAGCCGGTAGATTCATAGAAGCAAGATCAGCATCAGTTGGTTGTTCAACAGGTACACCGGCTTTTGTTTGTGTTGCAGCTCTTACGGCCTTCTTTGAAGGGGTTGCAGCCGCTGGTTTTGCTGTTGGTGTTGTTGGCTTAGCTGCTGGTGTAATGTTTTGTGATTTCTGCCAAGCCGCTGTGACTTGTGTCTGCTGTTGTGTAACTGTCCACTTCTTTGTGGTAGGATCTTGTAACATCCAACCTTTCTTACCAAACATATATGTCTTCTTTTTGTCAGCTGTTGTGAATCTCGTCTGCCCAGGCACTGGATTACCATCAGTAGTTTTAGCGTTAACACCTGTCGTTGTATTAGCTGCTTGTACTGGTTGTTGTGTTGCTTGTTGGTCGGGTTGTTGATCGTTTTGCTGATTTTGCCTGTAGAAACCATTCATTAACCGATCCCATTGAATACTCGGAACAGACTTTTTAATTTTTTGCTGTAAGTCTTGTAAGCTATTCGCACCGTTAATAGAATCAAATTGATCTTTTCTCAAACCAGGATATGTTTTTTTGATATAATCCTTTACAGGCTGTAGCTGCCCATACTCTTGACCCATGGTTTTAATGACACTGTGAATCTGTCCTGGAGCTGCGGCAATCTTACCACCTACATTTGCAACACCTTTACCGGCTCCAGCGACAGCACCGCCAACTTTATTAGCTAGAGCAGCACCCTGTGTACCACCTAGGGCACCATATACTGCGCCAGCACCCTGTATTGCTTTACCAGCTAGTTGACCGAGCATTCCTAAGCCCTGTACAGCTTTTCCAGGCGCAGCGGCAGCACCTTTAATCGCACCCTTCACAGCACCCTTAGCTAACTTTTTTGGGGCTAGGCTCGCCTTAGCAGCTTTAGCCGCATTAAGATAATCGGTCAACGTACTTTCATTTAAAGCAAGCTTAGCTAAATCGTCGAAATTATTCATGGGCGATATAATATTTATAGATTTCTGCGATATCATCATCGGATAAGCCTCTATCCTTTAGAAAAACTTCAATATCATCTATAGATTCACAGGTATGAATGTTTTGAATAAGTGGATCATCTCCCGAAACATCGAGCGAAAGTATAATAAATTGTTTAAGAGCCTCGAGGTTCTGCGCAGCATTATGAAGCATTTCAAGATGTTCATTAGGCACTTCAATAACTGACATATTACCATCTTGATCTGGAAGCACTAAGAGCACTTTTGTAATTTCTTGATCTTCAGCTAGTACATAACCTTCATAGCCGTTGCATCTTGTTAAATCAGCATTAGAGCTAACATTAATAGGATCAACCTTAATACGAACCTTCTTAAGAGCTGTTTTCTGTAAACTCTCTAAAATTATCTGATCATATTTCATTAATATTATTTATGTTGAACTAGATAATGTCGCTAGTATAATAACGTTATGTCTGATTATACAAAAGTTATAAAACTTAAAGAAGCTAATGGCAATCACCCCCGTACAGAAGAAGAAAAACAAGCCATTATTACTAAAGCAGCTGCAGCATATGAAGTTTATCTTGATGCACTTGGCTTTGAATGGCGTAATGATCCTAATAGCTCCGGTACACCTTTGAGAGTAGCTAAAGCATTCGTCAATGACCTCGCTGCAGGATGCTATGAGAATCCACCGAAGATTACGTCATTCCCGAGCAATGGGTATGATGGAATGGTGTTTCAAGGCGGCATTCCTGTAAAATCAATGTGTAGCCATCACCACCTCGCATTTACGGGTGTAGCGCATGTTGCTTATATTCCTTCTAAAGAGGGACGTGTTATTGGACTTTCAAAGCTTAACCGAATTGTTGAACACTATGCACGTAGGCCACAAATACAAGAGGGTCTTACCGTTCAGATCCATGACGCTATTAACGACGTATGTGAGCAGAGTGACGGTGTAGCTGTCGTAGTTAGTGCATCACATACTTGTGCTTGTCTCCGTGGCGTTAAGCATGACGGTTGTGAGATGAAAACATCTAAGCTTTCAGGTGATTTTCTTACCGATGCCGCGACAAGAGCAGAGTTTTATAATTTTGTATCTAATATGAAAAATTAAACAGCTCTCTTAACATCTACTAAAGCGTTGAGCCGTTTAATAAACGGCTCTCCTATTAATACTTGCTGTTCATTATCAGCACGGTCAGCTATACTAAATGTTATATCTCTATACTGTTTATCTTTTAAAATAATATTAAGTACAACCGTTGGGCGACTTTCGATGTTGCCGCTACCAATATTAATATCAATATTGCCAGTACAAGGGAGTGTAATTTTTTTATCATTAATAGTAGTAAAAGTTACGGTATTATCACCGTTGCGCTCAATGTCTACACCATGTAATACATTATAAGCTTCATTACCGCTATCTACTTTTGCAACAACAGATCCAATCCCATCTATTGTTATATATTCTGTAACACCGAGTATGGGTCTATTTTGTGTAAAATCTTTAAATGTTTTCATAAAATTATTTCTTTTTCCAAGATATACGCTTAGAGCTTTTTTTCTTATTCTTACTACCGCTGCACATAGCCATCGTTGGTCTACAGGCTGGATAACTTCTTCGCTTTTCACCCTTTTGTCTACCGCAAGGTTTACCTGTCTTGCAATCTACCCAACCTTTTCCGTGATTACGGGTAAACCATCCATGAAGACCTTCTTTCTTTTCTTTTTCAAATCCTTCTAAAATAAAATTAACTAAAGAGTCGAAGTTCATTTCTTTTTCCAGATTTTACCCTGACGGCATTTTACAACCGCGCCGGATTTATATGCTGATGTTTTTCTACCGTATACAGCGTCAGCTCTACGCAAGCAACGATCGCGTTTTACTTTTTTTTCTAATAAAAACTGCTTAAAAGTTAGCATTTCCATCTCCTTCTTGCAGCACATCCGCGTGTATCTTTACCAGCGCATCCACCTGCAGGTATCCATGCCTTAGATCTTGAGCAAAAACTCTTTCTACGCTTTGATGCTTTTGAACCTTTCTTTACTTTACCTGTAACAGGTGCTTTTAGGTGTGAGCCAGTAGCGCGATTATATTTTGCACGACCTTTTGCTGTCAATCCACCACCACGGCTTACAGGTAATTTTTCACCTCTTTTAATTGAAAGACTCGGCGCTTTCTTCTCTTCAATAACTTCAATAAAGCGTGACTCAAATAAGTTTTGCATAATAATATTTATGTGAGAATAAATATATTTACGTATGAGTAGGAATTATATTGATGACCTTAATGCATTATACAGTGCAAAGGTCTTTTTAAAAGAAGGTACTTGTGATCTTGGTCCAAGAGCTGAATCTGAAGAAGAATATGATGGACCTGCTCCAGTAAGAAAATGCTTAAAGTGTGATAGAGCTGCTATGCAATGCCGCTGTAACGAAGATGAAGAAACACCTGGCGAAGATGATATGGTTTTTGCAAACAAGGAGACACGTGGTGAATATGATACTGAGGATGATTTTGCAGAAACCGGTGAACATCCTGAGCATAAAGCTTCAAATATGGTAAAGCAAAATCTTTATAGAATTACAAAGATGGCTGCTATGCTTTATGATATTATTCCCGACGATGATAATATTGAACCTTGGGTAGCTGATAAGCTTAGTAAAGCTACAGATAACATTAACAGTGTTTTAAGTTATAAGGATTACGAAGTACATAAGAATCAAGTCGATCACGACATTGAAATTGAAGAAAAGACAGAACATGATCTTTATAAGAGTATAGATCAAGGTGGTGAAACATTGCTCAATAAACTTAAAGAGCTAATGAAGAGTCAGCCTAAAGAAAAAGTTGAAGACGTTGTTTACGGGATGATTAAGGTCCTCGAAGCTTAGGCTTTTTTCTTACGCGGTATAACAGGTTTGTAGTTTTGCTTAATATCGTTAAAAAGTACTTCAGCCTGATCACTCGGCATACCGGTTGGTAAGATCTTTTTAAACGAATTAAAATCACCATTGATAGCAAGTTCACGTGCCTTTGTACCGCTAATACCCGAAACATCATCACTATCTGGATCTCTTTCGCCAGCCGATACAACATTGAGACTTGTATAACCTAAACGCTTTTCAGGATCTGGGTGATTTTTATACGGTTCAAATAAAGCTGTATAATTCTGTACTCGATCACCACCACAAACAAGCGTCAAATTAGTATAGCCTCTATTTACAAGATACTTTACAGCGTCGAAGAGAGTCGTAATATGATCGGAATCAATAAAATTTACTCTTGGCAAAGCTGCATTAAGTGCATTAATTTTATCATCAAAAGGAATAGGGTTTTTCTTTGGTTCACTATTTCGAGAAAGCATAATGAAACTTTCTCTATCGTCCTTCCTGCCAATATCTACAACTTTAGCAATAAGCATTTCATGTCCTAAGGTCGGCGGATTCATTCGCCCGAACGTAAAAACTGCACGACCGTTTTGTACAGGCGGTATATCCTTAAGGATCTTTTCAACAATATAATTAAACTTCATTGTATGAACCTCCGAGCTCACCAGGACCGACTCTCAAGGCACCACCTTGCTCTCTACCGTATTGATTTAATGTATCAACTTTACCGGTATAGTTATTAGCAAATTGCCAATCTGTATCTTGCTGATCTGCACCTTCTAATTCTTCATCATCTTCTTTCTCATGAACATTAAATTTTGCACTCATAAAGGTCGGACTATTAACCTTAAACATTAAATCACCGGCTTTTACAACATACCCCTCGATATCACCAAGTAGGCCTTCTGTTTGTAAGAGGTTATTAACAATCTTTGTATACATTTCTTTTTGTATAGGAAGTAATTTTTCTTGAATTTGTGAGACAATGGCACGTCTCTGACTTACAAGGGCATTACGACCAGGACCACCGGCAGCTATTTTTTCTTTTATTTGCTCGAGCTCTTGCTCGAGCTTATCAATTTGACTAAACGCTTTTTGCGCTTTGAGCGTTTCTTGCCTTAAATCGACAGAATGGAAAAGATCTACGTTCGGTAAAATAAACTTAACTTCCTTATCGTTAATTGTTAAAAGCTTCTTTCTTATAGCATCAACGTTTACGCCTTCATCAGCCTGTATGTTTATTATAATAAATGTTGACCATGTACCTAGTTTTTCCTTGCTATATTGCGCTACAACAAAACTAACCTTACCTGATGCCGGATCCGCCTCAAGAGCATTTGGTGAATAAAGCCATTCAAGTTGTATTGTTATATTATGCTTCCCGATAATCGGCAATACTAAGTGTTTGATACGATCGAAGCTATTTGTAAACGCTTCACGAGCTGGAGGATACTTTATGACAGCAGCAAAACCTTCTGGCTCATAAACCTTTCCTGAATAACTTGAACGAACAAAAAAACCATGTTCATCGTTACCTACCTTTAAAGCCATACCATCAACCTTTTCTGTAACAGTAGAGTTTTCAGGTGTAATCATTCCTTTGTTCTGTTGAAGATATGTGACAAAACGCTTAAAATTTTCCGGGCTCATTGAATAGAGCTCAGGTTTATTTTGTGAATAGAGATGCTGGATCCCAATGCGATCACCTTCTTTGGTTGCTTCTTGAATAAACTGTTTAAATGTTATCATATAAAATTGTGGCCGGTTGTTTCTTCAGCGTCTTTGACTATTTCCTTTGCTTTATCAGCACCATATATCCAAATAAGCTTCCGTGTTATTGATTGTATATTATTTAAATCATTAGATGTAGCTTTTTTATTAAAAATGAGTTTTGCAATTTCATCAGGATTTTTGCTAATAACCTGTTTTGTATCTCTATTAATTAAGCCATTAATAGATAGCGAATAGCCTTTGTTTTTAGCAATTGCAGAAAGAAGTATATTTCTATCTTTTCCTTTAAATGGTGCAGCTTCATTAGAAGCATAAAACCATTTCAAATATTCAGGGTCATCGCTAAACATAAAATCAACCTGAACGTATTTGCCTGTTACTTCATTTTGTGTATTCCAAACAGGAGAAAGAAAATGTACCGAAATTCCTGACTTTTTTGTGCCAATAGTATCTACACTGTGCTGCTTCCAATAAGCTTGGAGTTTATTTTCGAGTACAGCCTTATTAGTGCTTTTTGCATCAACGACAAGATCAATATCACCGGAATCGGCAGCCTTGCCAGTCGAGCCGAGCATATTATCAACAAGCGAAAGACCGGTTATTTGTTCTAAGTTTCGTACTGTCGGTAAAACGTCTTCACGAGCAATGCGTCCAGTTGTACTAAACACATTACCACCTTCTGTTAGAAAGAACGTCTTAAAGGTTAACATCTTTTAAATAAGGGTCCTGCTTTTTCATTATAGCAAGAAGATGCTTATACTTATTAATAAAGTTTCCGCTATTAATGCTATTAATGTATTGACGAAGATGGGGATTTTCAAGTCTTTCCGGGTTATCGGCATACATTTCATTCTGCTTAATAGCAGCTTCTAATGTTGTCTGCATAGGAAAAGCGTTTTCAGCTGTGATATCAGTTCTATAAATCTCATCAAGAGCACCTGCAGGAAAATTCATCGCAGTAGCTTTTGCTAATAGTTTTATAAGTCCTACATAACCTTCAGGAGCAACTTGCGCAGGTTCTCCTTCGGTCGGAGCAGGAGCTGCGCTTGGATCGGGAGCTGTTGCATCTGCTGTAGCATTAGGTGTAGAAGCTTGTTCAGCATCAGCTTCATCTAAAAGCTCCCATTGTTTGTTAAGACGATCAAGAAATTTCATCTTAAGTATTTAATACTCAGATGAAGAGAAGTTGCTTTGTTTTTAACTGATTAAAGTATCTCTCACTTAAAAACGTTAATTCATTACGCTTGGCAAATCCTTTTACTTTTGCAAAAGTATAATGAGAACGCATGAAATCGTTAGTCCACATAAATGACCGTATACGCTCGATAAGTTCAACAGCATCGCCGTTTCTATCTCTATATAATTGCTTTAATGATTCGAATTCAATATTTGAATAACCATACATGCTTATAGGTAAGAGCTTTGTAACTTGCAATGCTGCTTGATCGATATACTTTTGTATATCATCTTTTTTAAAATGTTGTGCAATTAATGTATTTGTATAATCTGATTGTTGATTTTTTAATAAGATTACACGCTCTTTTGTTTTGAGATTTAGTAGATACTCGCTAATGCCATAAAATACATGATGATATAAAAGTTTCTTAATATCCCGTGTTATACGTTTTGCAGGAATGAGCTGATACTTCGATAAATCGTTAATTAACTCAATTTCAATCTTATTAAAGATTGATTCAAAGCTTATTAATTGAAAGTTAAACTGTTCGAATGTGCAGCTCTTGATCACTACAACAGTATAACGCTATTCTTTATATTTTGCAAGCTCTTGTTTTGGAGCCTTGCCGATCCGTAAATTTAAAATTCCATTATAATAATCATCTCTGAATAGAACATCATGTTCGAACTGCGCTTTTGCTTCGTAGTATGCTAATGCCCATTTTGAGTCACAAGCGCGTAAGATTTTAAAAATAAACTTATCTTTCCCGTACTTTAAAATATCAGCATTAAGCTCATTAGAGGAGCTAGTATATGACTTCCAATCAGACTCTTTATAATCAATTCGATTTCGTGTTTTGCCTTTAAGCGGCTTACGCTTAACACGGCTTGTGCATTGCTTCTTACCAATATACTTCTTATTACAAATAGTATTTGTAATTTCATAAATGAAACCAAACGTGTCCTCCGTTATAACCATACCATCATTTAAAATCCAATGTCCGCTATCCATACAGATAGTTATTACATTCCGGAGAAAGTCCTACGCTGCATAGGTACTTTAGTTTTCTTTTTTTTCCTCTTCTTACTACCTAGTATTGATGGAATACGCGCATCTCCTGGCGCATAAACATTATCGTT